ACTTATCAACGACCGGACCGATCACAACGTGGAATTCTTCGGCTACGGCTTCAGACAGAGCTTGCTGTCCAGCGAAGTAGGTGTTGAATACCTTTGTGATTGGAGTCACGGTAACTGTTGCACCTGATGTGACACCAGCTGATGTAACAGCAGCTGAGAGTGTCCAGATAAGGCCAGTTGAATCGATAGCTGTAACAGTTGTGTTAGCAGCGATACCTGTAGCAGCAACCTGATCTCCGACGTTGATTGACAACGCACCTGAAGTAGCAGATGTTACTGCGATTGTTGTAGCACCTGAAGCAGCAGAAGTTGAAGTTGCTGTTGTCCATGTAGACTGAGCAGCACCTGTCTTAGCTGAGAACATACGAGGTGACTCAATGTAGTACGCACCTTCGTACGAACCAATCTCGCCAGCCCAGATCTCATCTGCAGCTTGGTACTCGTGTGGCTGACGCCAAGATCCGACGCCTGTTTCGGCACGGAGATCAAGAGCAACCTCTGGGTGGATGTACGCAGCGTACATGTTACCCTTGCGAGGAATAGCCTTGTTTGTACGTAGCTTAGCTGTGACCTTACGGGCAGTAGCTGAGTTAAATGTTGAAGAAGAAGTCAATGTAGCAGTTGATGTAACTGTTCCCGGACGAAGTACGTTTGTACCTGCAGAGAGAACGTTCTGAGCAACTGTATCGATCGAGTCTGCCATGTTGAACGCGATGATGTTAGCGATAGCTGGATCTACGTCAGCAAGGCTGAAGAGTTCCAACGCACGTGTTACGAGCACTGCGTTACCATACTCGGCAAGAGTAATGGTTGTGTATGTTGGTGTAGCGAGCGCTACTGCATCCGGATCAACTGTCTCTGTAAGAGAGTTGGTCTGTTGTGTCAAGTCAACGTAACGTTGCAATACAACAGATGAACCCGGGATGCTTTGACGTGCTGGTGTCTTATCCGCGATGTTACGGATAAGAGGTTGAGCACGAAGCTGGAATTCGATAAGGCGATCGTACGCCTTCTGAACTAAACCAGCACTTCCGACTGTACCGCCAAGACTGGTCGAGCCAGTATTTGTATAAGCGTTAGCCATGTTGCACCTCCTATAAGGTTAGAGTTGGGTTGTTATTAAAAGTTTCCGCTGCGAATCATTTCGAGCAGTTCGGACTCGCTAGCATTAGCGACCCTTGCTGCAATATCTTCGTCACGGCCGGGTGTTACTGCACCCTGCGTCGCAATGTCCTGCTGGCGTAATGCCGCACGGTCAATTTGCTGTTGAGGGTCTGCCTGCTTTTGCACAGTCAACCCAAAAAGATCCGCATTATCATCGAGCCAGTTATTGACTGACTCCTCGTTAACGCTGTCTAAATCTTTTAGGATAAGTCGTGCCGCTTTAGGACTGACACCCTGTTGATCAAGGACTTTATGAACGATTTGCTCGCGCTGTACTTTGGATACTGACTCAAAGCGCTCAGCGAGGTCTTTGTTCTCTTTCTCTTTTGCTCGAAGTGCTTTACGCAACTTCTTAACAAGGTCATCACCGCTAGATGAATTGTTGTTATTCAAGCTCTGATCTTCGAGATCAAAGTCATCTTCATCGTCCCAATCGTTTGTTGCCATAGCAACCGTTCTCCCATTCTGTTATGTGTATCGCAGACCGCACGGACCATTCGGGGAAATGACGTGGCTTCTACTACCGGTCTATGTACGCTATCTCTGCCGGTGTGTGAGATAGGATTCTGTTTAGAACTTACCTTGCATTGACTTTCTCAAGGTTTGGACGTTAGGGTTAATGCCTGATTGACCTTGGAAGTTAGCGGTTTCATAGGCGCTAAGCTTTTGTTGGGTTAGGGCTGCCTGTCCGTTGTTCAGTAGGTATTGCTGTTCGGCACTCTGCTGGTTGTAATTCAAGCCAGTCTGATTGCCGTAGATGTTAGAAATGTTGGTAGCTGCAGGAAGCACATTGGCTACTTTGCCAAAGCCTGTCTGGGCTGTGGCTTGGGTAACGCCAGCTCCATAAAGAGCTTGGCTGTTAGCCACTGTGTTAGCCAGTCCTTGACGAGCAGCCTCAGCACCGATCTGTGAAGATCCGACTTGCTCTTGAAGCAAGGTGCTTGAGATCGTAGGATCCAATACATGGGCTACCATCTGCTGTGAGCTGATGCCGTAGTACTGCTGCAAAGCTGCGGTATAGTACGGGTCAGCGTTAGCTACGCTAGCCTGTGCTAGGTTGATACGAGATTGAACCTCAGAGGTGCTAAGGTCAGAACCGATAAGGTTACCGATAGCAGCTTGTGTGTAGTACTGAGGTGGAAGTCCAGCATCCTTCATCATACCTGTGATCTGGTTTTCGTAATCGAGATAATCAGCAGGAGACAAAACGTTAAGTCCAGCTTTAAGACGCTGAGTGTTTCCTGAGAAACGAGTCATGTACGCTTGGCTGGTCTGAAGATCAAGGCTGATAGCATCGGAACTCATGCCACCCATGGCATCGTTCTTAATGATATTTTGCAGGGCAGCTGATGATGAATCAAGCTGACCAGTCACAGGATCTGTTTTGTAGATACCGTAAGAAGTGAAAAGAGCGTTAACCGTGTCGTAGACACTTTGACGCTGTGTCTGCACACCAGCATCTAAGCCTGAAGAAGTAGTGACGTTAGTCGTACCGTTTGAGTATGTAATGGTGGTTACATCTTGTCCTTGAGCGTTAACCGATGTGCTACTGCCAACCACTGTCTTGCCACCTGCAGGAGCAGAAGAACCGCCACCTGTATTAACAGGAACTACTTGGCTTTTGACTCCACTTGAGCTGGTAATCGTTGTAAAAGGGTTAAGCCCTGCTGCAATGTCAGCTTGAACAATGGCTTTAGATGCAGCCGCTTTAGCAGCTGACGCTGCTGCTTTAACTTTGGCTGCTGCTTCTTTAGCAAATGCTGCTTGTAAAGCAGCTGATTGTGTTGCCATCAGGTTGCCACTCCAAAGTCTTTAAGAATGCCATGTGCGATACCAGTAACTGTGTCACGGGCATTGTTCGTGTACTGCCAACGAGGATCAGAACGAAGGTTCTGCTGGAACTGCCACATAGATGTGGGAGTCGCAGTACCGTCTGGTCCGATAGTCGTACCTAAGGCTTTTTGAATTGTTGGATTTTTTGAGAAATCAATAGATGCAGGATCTAATTCAAGGATGCTGCCCATTTGCTGAACATAAGGATCAGCGATCTGCTTCATGGTCATGCCTTTGTCGATCAGCCCAGCGAATCCTGAGTATTGGCTTTTAGCCATATCACGAAGATGTTGCTGATAAGTCTCAATGGTTGCACCAGAGCTAGGATCATTGACCGCATTGGCAGCCGAAGTAACATAATCATCGCCTACATTGACACCCATATCTTGAGCATAGCTACGAAGGCTTTGCTCAGTGGTGATGCCAGCACCAGCAGTAATAGGGATCTTGGAGTTAACTGCAGTCTGAGTGATCTTAGACTGGAGCTTGGTCTGGTAATCAGATGATCCATAGACGCTTGCATCAAAGGCTTGGTACATCGAACCAGTGACAAGATCATTAAGATTCTTGTCATCAGGAAGGGTATAACCTAGCTTGATAGCCTCTGCTTGAATGGCTTGCTTGCGGATTTCAAAGGCAGCTTGATAGTTAGCAGGGTTTGTAAACTGGGCTTCAGCGGCTAGAAGTCCTTGACCACCATTGGCTTTGTACCAGTCGCTAGACTTGAACAGGTTGTCAAAGTTGGTCGGATCAGAAGCCTGAAGGTAGCCCTTGTCAATGGCTGTCTGAAGTACCCAGCCAAGAGATCCTTTAGGAGAATACTTCTTGCCAGTGTTAGGGTCTTTTACATCGTCTTGATGCCAGAAAGAATAAGCTCCAGAATACTGGTTGGATAAGATATTTTGAGTAGCGTTGATGCCTTGAAGTAAACCGCCTACTACATTTTCTGCAGATGTTGAAGCAGAAGTGCTTACTGGTTTTTTATTCTTGTCAACCATTATACTCCTGCCATATTAGATGTGGCTAGCTTCTGCATCATGTCGAATGCAGTACCAGCTGCGGTGTAGGCGTTGTATTCACCTGATTGGCGAATCGAATTCTCTACGAATTGGTTCTCGGTAAGGTCATTGCTTGTTGAGTTGTAGGTCTGACCAGACTTAACACGGGATACTGTTCCGCTAGTTGGGTTAGTAGCCGGGGTATAGCTGGTAGAACCTGTCTCATTCATGGTTGGGTTAGCAGCGGCATACTTGAGGTATGCGTTGCCATAGGCAGCCAGTTCTTGATCACTAGCCTTGCGTCCCATGAACTGAAGGAATAGATCGTTAACCACGTTATTGCTAGCCACGACGTTAGGTTGGTCACGGCTGATACGGCTGTAAGTGCTGTTAGCGAAGTAAGGGCTAGAAGCAATGGAATCTTGCTGTCCCATAAATGCTCTAATGTCTACAGGAGCACCTTGGCTAAGACCAGATGTAGGGTTGCTAGCCTGTTGCATAGCACCTTGAAGGGCTGTTGCATCGGCTGTAGTGAACTTAGAACCTAGCTTGAGTTGGTAGTTCTTAATGCCAGCAGCATCGTAGTAACCGCCAGCTGCTGCGTTCGTACGCAGAGTATCAGCCATGTTCTGGTTAGCTGACAAGAATAAAGAAGCCATGTAGGTAAGACCGTCAACTGTAGATGGCAAAGGCTTACCATCTGATCCAACCATTGTCTTGCCGTTAGGCATCTTGGTTGGGTATTGAGCTGTCTTCCAAGCATTGGTAGCTGAAGTCGTTGTACCTGTGGTGATAACACCACCAGTATCTGCAGCAAGACCTGCAGGAGCAGTGCCTGTTGTAGTTGTCTGGGTGTTTCCTGTGGTAGTGGTTTGGCTACTGCCACCCATAGTACCGGGACCAATACCTAACGCTCCAGCAGCTTTGGTATCTGTAGTAGCTGAACTACGAGCAAATGTTTTAGCCATTACTTCACTTCCTCAATAGGTCCAAAAGTAGATTGATAGAACTTCTTGTAGAAGCCCAAGAAACGCGGATCGGCTTTAGATGTAGGCGTTCCCATGGCAATCGCCACTGCCTTATCACGCATCTTCTGAGTATCAGCAGCCACTGTGTTGATGTCCTTGGTTGTATTGATCTTATTTAGGACTACGGTTGCTTGATCAAAGAATGATTGATAGTTGGCATAGTTCCAGTCGTTAGACTGATCCAAGCGGTTCATTGTCTTGGTAAGAGCATCATTCTTTAGTTCATAAGCAGCTGTGCTTCCGCCAGCTTCATAAGCTGGATAAAGCAAACCAGCGTACTTCTCAATACTTGAAGCATTGATTTTAAGGTTTTCGATTGTACGTGGAATGTAGGTTCCAGCTGGAAGTGCTTGAGCCCATGTCAACTTACGGCTAATAGCCGGAGCCAAGTAAGACTTAGCCAAGGTGACAAAGTCAAGACCTTGCTGAACTTGTCCTAGATCGCTAGTCGTGTTTGAGTAGTTAATAGCACGACGAGGAGGATTCTTGAAGATGTCAGAGTTAACAAAGTTGGCGAAATGCTGTGCTTCGTTAAGGATCTTAAGCCATCCGGCTTGTGCCGTTTCTGGCAAAGTTCCCTGACCCCATACGTTCTGACCAGTCTCTGGGTTGTAACCCACAAGCAAAGCGTTCAACTCTGACCATGCTGGAATCAAGCCCTTAAGGAGCTTGGTAGCCTGTGAAGCGTTATCAGAGGTAATAGCCTGCGGCGCGAACATGTTCAAGATGGTGTTGATGTACTGAGAGTTAATACCACCAAACTGTCCTAGACCAATTCCATGGTCAAGGGCGTTCAGTTGCTTAAGCTCTGTAATCAAAGCAAAGTTCTTATCTAGCCAGTTACCGATAGCGTTGTTTTTATTGAAGGCAAATTCATGCCCATCAATCTTGACGCCATGCTGATATACCTGTAAAGCCTGATTAAGGATTGCTGCTTTACCTGTGTTATCTAGGATGTAACCACCGATGTTGCGGTAGAGAGTCTTGTTAAATGAGAATGGATAAAAGACTGTAGCGATGCTCTTCTCAAAGGCGGTACGATCTCCGTAGCCGTTGATTTTCTCAAGCTTGCCAGCAATCTCTTCGTCGCTAAGACCCATCTCTTTGAGATGTTGGGCTTGCCACATCATGCTGTGCAAAGGATTGTAGAAGTTGAAAATGTCGCTTTTAGCCAATGTGCCGTCAAGCTCACTAGCGCCAGACATCTTGCTACCAAATTCCTCTGGGATCAAGCGCTTGGTAAGATCAAATGCATCCTGCAAGCGACCTGTACGCATCAAAGATAGGTAAGGGTTAGCAGTCGCAGGGATGCCTTCTAAGGCAGCCTTAAGGTTAGTCTTAACCATACGACGAATACCAAATAGTGGATTCAGATCAAAGCGGAACTTATCGCGTAGAGCGATCATGTTCTGTCCTAGACCAGCTGTGGCATCAAAAAGACCCCAACGAGCTGAAGATTCTCCAGCAGGTAGCGCTGTCTTACCCATGAATGACATAGCACCCTTGGCAATACCAGCGGTAGAAGCACGAAGTACATCTTCAACTTTACCTAAGCCTACGTAAGTAGCCTTCATCTTTGCATCAGATGCAAGGATATGGGTGATAACCGCGTTAGCTGTAGCACGATCCATCAAAGGAATTTCGTATCCAAGCTTGCTATCTGGGTTGATAGGCTGCATGAGGATCTTACGCATGCTCGCAGTGCTGAGATTGTTGACAGTAGTCTCAGCGCTTTTAGCAAGCTGAGCCTTAGTGCGCTGTTCTGCACGAGCTGTCTCAATCGCAGTTTCATCGCCAGAAGCGAGAAGCTCTGCATTGGCAGGATCTTCATTAAATATCTTGTCGGTCATAGGTGTAGCGCGGTTGTAAACAACGCTGAGTGCACGCTTAGGAATGGTCATCGCATCTTGGAAGATGTGACCTACTTTACCTAGCTTTGCACCTTCTTTAGCCGCACCTTGTGAGAGCAGGTTCAGTACATCGCGTCCGTTCATATTGAACGGTAGCTTTGTTCCTGTCTTCAAAAGCCATTCATCGATAGCCGCTGCGCGTTGAGCACGGCGTACTTCAAAGACGTTAGTGTCCTTGATAGCATCCATGCCTAGGCCTAAGCCACGGGCTGCATTACGGATAGCGTTGTTGTTGTCTTCGACAACGTGTGGAGGAATGATCGACTTCTCATAGGCATGACCGATGCCGGTACCTAGAGCTGGACGCCATCCATGAGCTTTAACAGCCTCCCAAGCATCATGTGCTTCCTGAGGAGCGTTATCAAGAAGAGATGCCTCTGAAGCCTGTGTTTGTGAACGCTTCCAAAGTGCGTACATCATCTGGATTGGATCTTCTAGAAGAGATACTGTCTTAGGAGACATACCTAGCTTCTCGGCAAGAGCCTGACCTTGTTTCCAGATTTCATGTTCTTTACCACCGATAGGCATAGGTTGCAGAGCATGAGGAGCCACTTCTGGGGCTACGTTATTTCTAGCTTCCATCTCAATAGTTGAGAACATGTTAGCTACTTCTTGGTCGTGACCAAGCTTTGAGTATTTGCTAGCCATCTTGCGTACAGCGTTCTGGATGTCTTGTTGAGTCTGGTATTCCGGACCAACAAATCCAAGCTGTCCACGTCCCACAACGTTATTGTGGAAGATAGTGCTAGGCATAAAGCTATCTTTGGCAAGTGCTGGATCTACGCGTACCTTGACAGCAGTGGCTGCTTCAGGCTTAATAACATGAAGGGTCTTGCCATCCTTGTTCATGTACTTGAAACCAGAGGATTCAGTCTTGCTCATCGCATCGCGTGTTACTGCAGCGATACGCTGATCTACTTGTTGTTTGTTAAGCTTGCCAGCAGCTGTAAGCGCTGTGCGGTAAGCATCAAGAACTTCTTGTCCTGTATAGTTAAAGTCATCTTTGAGAGCCTTACGAAGTTGCTCATAACCTTTGGCAACCTTGCCCGGGATAGCGCCCTTTTCAAGGTAGCGAAGAGTATTGGGAGTATCTCCCGGCTCCATAACACCTAGCTCATCAAGAGCCTTGTTAATGTCACCTGAACGACCCATGTTGCTGCCGATAACTTCTTTGATCGCATCAGCAATGGCATTGCTTTCGCCACGCTTGTTAAGATCTAAGATCTTGGCTGGTGCTCCCGAAGGAGACACATGGGTAAGGTTGTAGGTATTCTTCTTAGAACGGCCTACCCAATTGGTATCATCTGTAGCCTTGATACCAGAACCGTAAGGTCCATTCTCGCTAAGCATCCATGTCTCAGGAGCGTGGTCATCTACCTTGTCATTGAGGTGATAGAGAGCCTTGGTATTAGCAGTGTTATCAAAAGTAGGGTTCTTGTTCATGTCAGCGGCTAAGCGCTCGCTGCGTAGGTCTTCAGCCTTGGTTACAGCGCTGGATCCAAAGACAAACTTCTTGTTCTCTTCTTTGAGGAGAGTCTCAAGATCTGGACGCAAAGCGGCAATCTTCTGACGAGCTGCGATCCACTTCTCTTTACCGGCTTTGCCAGTCTTGAATTCAGGTAGAACTTCGCCAGTAGCCTTTTTGTCAAGGTAGTCGAAGTTTTCCTTCATAAAGTGGGTGATCATGTCATTGGATTGACCAATAAATGAGTTGCGAGCAAAGTTGGCAATGTGAGGTTCTGAGTATGCATCTTCTGCGTACTTCTGACCAGCCTTAAAATAGTCATCTGTGCCTGCTTCAAACTTGCCATCTTTGACATCTTGAGCAAGTCGAGTCTCAGCGTAATGATAAGCAGCGCCTTTATTGAGGTACTCGTTGTAGATGTTGGTAGCTTCGGTCTGACCAAAGGCTTCAGTCATGTCTTTGACAGACAATCCTGTGGCTTGCTTGAAAGCATCGCCTACGCCTGCGGTAGCAAGGCTATCCTTGAGAGGAGTAAGAGCTCCTTCAATAAAGTTACCTGCGTGAACAGAGCCAGCATTGCCCATGAAATGTCCACCAGCAGACATGCTGATTGCATTCAAGGCTTGTCCAAGCATGCCTGAGTAAGGTGCTTGGTGTGCTAGATCATAAGTAGCGGGTGTTCCACCGCTAAGCTTGTCTTCAGCTTCGCTGATAGCAAGGCTTTTGATGCCTGTGCTGAATCCTTGAGATGCCAATGCGTTGGTAACTTGGCGAGCAGGGATACGGCTAAGAGAAGCAATAGTGTTTTTAAGCACTGCATACTTGCTACCTTCGGTAGGCAATTTAGCAATCAAAGGTAATAGGTTGCGAGCACCGGGAACTCCGTTAAGGAGGTTCAATACACCGGAACCTTCAGCGCCTTTAGGAGCATCTGGAGCAGCATTGTAAAGCCACTTAACAAAACCAAAGCGTGGAGTAGCAGCAAACTCTTCAGGCAAGCTACGAGTAATCATAGATTGAGGCTCAGTAGCAGTCTTCTTGACAAGGGCTGCAACTTTTTGAGCAACGTTAGCGTCCTCAGGGACACTTCCCTTAATCATTCCGCCAGCTACGTTCTTGACAACGCCAGAAACGCCAAGTGCACCGTCAATGACGGATGCAAACTGGAACATGTTTCCGATGTCAGCGATAGAACGACGTGTCATTCCTTGCTGCATAACTTGTTCTGTGGTGGTATTGCCACCAAGATCGTTTTCGATACGGGCTACGTTGGCTGCTTGGTTCTCGTCAGGAGAACTTCCGTGGCCTACGCCGAAATCGTTCATAATAGAACCAGCTTGGTCAGCCATAATCTGGCGTCCAGCACGTCCTAGGTTTTCTACCCAACCGACTATCTGAGGCGCTACCTTAGCTAGGCTAGCTTCTCCGAGAAGTGGGGAGATGATCTTCATGGCAGATACGTTGCCAAAGCCGGGAACGTTGAATTGATCGTTCGCTAAACGGCGTAGTTCATTTGTCCATGATGAAGTCCAGTTACCCTTAACCAAAGGTTGTCCTGTATTAGGGTCAATACCGTAACCTTTAAGCTGCATGCTAGCCTGAACATCGTTGATGTTCGAGGTAACTACAGGTGGGTGTGAATACTGGTTATGAGCCCATGATAGAGCCTTCTGAATAGGCGTCTCAACTGCATGAAGCAAAGGATCTGAAAGGAATGTAGAGCCTTCTAAAGGCTTTGTCATCATTGCTAGCTTCATTGTGTCAGCGTTGGTAGCCATGTTCTGAGTGCTACCACCAGCAGGGCTGGCTACGTGAGCAGCAAGAATTGGGTCCATCCACTGTGTGTGACCTAGAGCAGCAAGAGTATTGATACGATCGCCAACAAGATCCGCTGAAGGATTACCTGATGGTGATACCGGAGGCAATGGAGTTACATCAGACATGTGTTACCCCTGTTGTGTCGGTGGTGTTGGCGCTACGTTGCCCGGGATTCCTTGAGAAGCTGATGGTGCTACAGCACTAGCATTGCTCAAGTGAGCCTGCAAAGCGTTGCGGATTGACTTGACTTGGTTTGAAGCATTATTACCAAGTTGGTCAAGAAGATTAAGTGTCTGAATTAAGCCAGCGTTCTGTGCTTGATTCTGTTGCGAGACATAAGGCTGTCCATTAAGACCAGCGTTTACAGGCTCGTTAGGGCGTTGTGTAGGCGCAGATAGCGGAACAGCCTGCGGACCGCTTGTAGGCAATCCTCCGCCCGCTGAAGGCATAGCTGGGACAGGTGTTGGATTACCTGCTAGTGGTGCTGCTTGCTGTGTAGCAAAGGTTGAACGTCCCTGACCTTGTGGTAAACCGGGCATATAACGAGGAGCTTGAGTTGTCATTTGACGGATCACTGGAGAGTTGCCCTTATTACCGTTTCCACCTGAAGCTGAGACGCCAAAGTTGTTCTGAGGAGCAGTTGGACGGTATCCACCTCTAGCCATTGTTCCTCCTACTTGTAATGAGTCTCTGTAATGTAAGGTCCTGCTGTAAATGCTGTAAGTTGTGAAGCAATATCCATGGCTTCTTCTGGTTCAGCACCCGCTGCTAAAGCGCCAAGAGCGTAAGATCCGCCAGATCCAATGCTATAAATGCCATTGAGTTGACGAGTCATACCTAAACTGTCATCAAGTTCAAAGAGATGACCAGCAACGGATACGATAAATCCAAATCGGTTATCGCCAGCGTCTGCTTCGTTAAAGTTGTAACCATTTTCAACCAAACACTTACGCATTGAAGGTACTACTTTGACTACCATGAAGTGCCAAAGGTCTTCTTTGTCTTTTGCAAGCACTCGTGGTGGTTCCCAGATGTGTTGAATGACATCGCATGGGAGGATTTCACCAGCGCCAGCAACGATAAATGCTCCACGCTTGCTGATCTTTACCATATCGGGATGGTGCCAAACTTTACCGCCGTCATCTGTGACGCGGTTGTCTGCCATAATGACTGAACGATCGTGGTATTCAATGCCGATAATCGTTGTCATCGCTTGTCCCTATCGCGCTTGTGTGACTTGTTTTGTACTTACTCCGCCTGTTGGCTGCCCACCAGCTGTTAAGCCAGCAAGTAATGTCTGTAGATCTGGGACTCCGTTTTGCGGTGCGCCTCCCGGAAGAGGAGTGCCTTCTGCTGGAGCGCCGGGAGCAGAGGGGACGGACGGCTGCTCTACCTGTTGTTCAGCCCCAGCAGGAGGATTCTCGGGTGCGAAGATCTCTTCGATAGCGTCTTCGATCTGAATGCCCTTTTGTCGGGCTTGGATCACCGCTGCGATCTTCTTGACTAGATCCGTTGGATCCTGTCCTTGAGTAATCATCTGTGGGATTGCTTGGGTCATGGCAGACAAACTGCCAATGAGAGCTGAACGCAAGTCTTCCGTCTCGATACGTTCTTGCTCTAGAGTTACGTTCACTCCGAATGGAAGTTCACGCATAGCCAAATCCTTGGAGATTAACTTACCGCCAAGTGCTTGAAGCATAAATACTAGGCCTTGTGCTGGGTTAAGACCAGCAAGCATTCCATAACGAACATCGGCTGAGTAATCACCCTTGATGTCCTTGGAAGGTGTGTATGTTACTGAGTAAGGAGATCCGGAATCGATACCACGGATAGTCTTTGTCTCATCGAATAACTTCTCATCTACTTCAAAGCAGAGGGAAAGAACATCACGAAGTGCTGCAGCAAAGATAGTTTGAGCAGACTTCACTTGGGTGTCAAATGCGCCAAGCAGGGCATTGACGCCCTCGCCTGTAACGACGGACGCATTAACATTTCCGGTACGCGATTCAGGGTAACGCGCTCCTACGCGGAGTTCTTCATTCAATAATTGTGACTCATTGAATGCTCCTTGAGGCAGCGTGAGTTCTACGCGACGTACGCCTTGAGGGTTAGCTGTGCGAATGACAGCATCGCCACCCAACTGAAGCTCTTGCACATCGTTGGGCAGTACGATTGGTGATTGAACGGACTTCTCTGCTGCTTCCATAGCAAGCAAAGCAAATCGGTTACGTAGCAACTGAATGCCTAGCACATCGTCGAACTGACCACGAAGTTCACCATCAACGCTTGGTCGCTTAGCGACAATAACCATCATCTTGCCCATAGGGTTTGGAACCTGTGAGAGGACGAAATTGGTGCGTGATGGAAGATACATCATCGACTGATCTTTGTCGTAATAGCGGATCATTTCGATCATGCCATTAAGATCTTGCTTGTACCCGTCCGGTCCAAGGATCTGTCGTTCATAGTCTGGGAATTGAGCGACTAACTCAGAGAGCGTCATTGAATAACGCTTAACAAAGGCTATGCATCGTCCGTAGCGATCAAACTCGGGATATGCCCCTACTGGATTTTCTAGTCGGATGCGTGGTAGCTTTGCCTCTTCATCCAGTTCAATAATGAACGGGAGGAAACCATAGGTGATGTACATGTCTGCGCCATTGAACATCTGTACATCCATTTGAGAATGTGCAAAGTAGTTGCTGGCGATACGTGTACGAGTGTCCGCAAACTTGCGGGCACGGTCTGATGTTTGATTGACAGCAGAACAGTTAACTGCTGGTAGTGGTGCAAAGACTTCTGCAAAGTCGCGTGCCACTACATCGATAAAGTTGGCTACGACGTTTTGGTCGATACCATCTGGAAAGAAGTTAGGGTAAACCTGTGAGATCTTTCCTTGACGTACCATCTGCACATCACCATTACGCATGTCACGAGACGTGCTGCGATAGCGAAGTGCCATCACACGTGAGATGACTTGTTGCTTGGTTAGCATTTAGTAGTCCTTAAAGTTGGTTGAATTATTCGGTTCCGCGTCCCATACCAAAGCCCGGTGTATCAGCGGTGCCTGTAGCTCCACCTTTACCATCTGTGATCATAATGACCTGACCCTTACCGTTCTTGGTGTATGTCAAACCACCCTTGGTAGATGAAGTCTTACCATGTGGCAGAGGATGTGTCTCTGCGTGCCCTGTGTAATCTGGACGTGCATGCTGTCCACCGAGTGAACCCTTTTGAGGAAGCGGTGCGCTATGTCCTTGAGGAGCTGGGGTTGCCATGTTTGTCCTTACTGCTTAGTTACGCCGCGTGTAGCGACGCCGGTTCCGGGTTTTGGAGATGCACTATTAAGAGCTGTACCAGCTTGACGAGGGGCAGGAGTTGTTGCACTTGCAGCAGAAGCATGATGTGTTAATGCATGAGCTACACCGACACCTGCAGCACCAACCACAGCAGTGGCTATTGCGCCTTTAACGGCGCCAGTCTTTTGACCAGCATTGTAAGCATTATTTAATCTTGCGGTTTCATTTGCCTTGCGGGTTTCAGCTGCTCTACCACCGCGCTCAACAGCGCCAAGATCTTTAGTTGCATAAGTGCTAGCAGCTTTAGTCTGGCTATTGATTGCTTTGTTTTGAGACTTAGGAAGATCTGAACTACGCTTAGAAAAAGATTCAACATTATCTCCACCAGCGCTGCGTAAACCACCAGTTAAGCCTTCGAAGTTGTCTCCACCGCCGTCGTGTTGTTCGATTGACATAATGTTTCCTTAGCTGTATTGCTCTTGCCACTGAGAGGCAAAGGCATCTTCGAGGTTGATCGAATGACGAGATTCCATCTGAGCCTTAGTAGCCCAGCGATTGTTCAAGTATGGAGTGACGCGAGTACCATTTTGGATTAACTCACGAGCACGGATGACAGCGAACCAGAGAGCCATCACGCAGTCCGTAGGGGACTTCGTATCAGGCTTCCAAGTAATCAGTTGCTGTACCAGAGCCTTCATGCCTTCCGACCCTTCGGTCGATGGCAGCTCTATAAGATTGTTGTTTAGATGCTTTCCGTCGCGGAGCGTACCAAACAATGGAGACATGGACGCCACACCAAAGTTGGTATCCCATTTATTCTTGCCGGTGAAGTGTGAGGATAACCGCACGCCTCTTCCAGCCAACCATTGTCTAAGTTCGTCATCGAGTTCAAAAGCTTTCTGGAAAGCGTTGATTTCGACACGAAATTCTTGAGGTCTATATTTTTCTGTGAAGACTTTGATGGCTGCGTTGATCTTTTGGTAAGACGCATCTGCCATGTTAAGACAGTCGAGGACATAGATCTTTCCATCTGCTCGGTTGTAGGTAATAGCAACCAGCGCTGTCTTACCAGCGATAGCTGGGTCAAGACCAATAATCGTGTAACCCTCAGCAGTCTTAGGATGTCCTACCGCACCGGGCTTTAGAGATCCGACTCTTCGAGCCCCATTAGTTGAGCCCGAGACAATGGAAGGTGAGAAGATTGCGTCTTCTTGGATGTCCTCTTGCTGATAGACGAGAGCCCATGTACTAGGCGTAACTTCACTTCGACGCTGGAATAAGGTTGGTCCGTCCCATTTAGGAAAGAGGCCATTCTCGTCCGGAAGCTCATCTTCGTCTCCGTCCCACGGTACATCTGACTTAGGCCAAAGAGTTACCCAGTCTTTAGGATCATCGGCAGCCTCTAGAAGGGCTGGCATAGCAAGGTAGGAGAAAGGTGACTTTCCGCCAGACCAGTGCTCTGGGTTACGGATCTCTCGGTAGAGATCAATAGCCGAAATACGAGTACCTACGATGAGGAGCTTACCGTTCTTACCCAGACGGGTGATAACTTCCTTCTGAAGCCAGTTGAGTTGCTTCTCCCATTCATGGGCGTTGGAAGTGGTAATGCAGTCATCGAGGATGATCAGATCCGCACGGGATCCGTAAATCTGTCCGCCCATACCAAGTGCCTGTATCGTCGGGTCTTTTTCTGATGAGTCACGAGACTCGGTACCCAGATACACAGTGTCAGTACGCCATGTCTCGGCGTCTTCTTTCCAGCCGCCAGCAGGTCCATAGGTGTTCTGCATCTTTAACCACCGAGGGTGACTCAGGCGGTTCTTGATGGAGTAGACGAATTCTCTCGCCTTTGTAATTGTCTTGGATACCACAATGATACGAACATTGGGGTCCATGCAAATTCTGTAGGTTGGGTAGTTAACCGTGACCACCGTTGACTTGGCGTGTTCCGGAGGAACGTTAGCCAATAGGCGGTTCTTGTGACCCGGCTCATACGTCATGGCTGGATGCTTGTAGGAAGGGTCTTTGCCTTCTAGCAGATCGATCCAGTTTTGGTGATGGGGGAATACTGTCTGGTTAAGAAAAATTTTTGAAAAGTCAGCAAAGCTAATGTCCGTCTTAGACGTCTGTCCACTCGGCAATGTAATTGCCTCGCCTCGCTCCTTTGCCTCCGCTAAAGCTGCAGCAAACTCGGAGTCACGCGACATCCAGACCCGAAGGGTTTCATGCTTCTTTCCGACTAAATCCATTGCTTGGTGGGTGGTGGCTCCTGAGCCAACAGCCTCAATCACCTTTGCTTTAGATTCAGCCAGTGCTTTAACCTTGAAGTGGTCTTCGCCCTTTCCGAACCCTTGCCTTGGTGTTGTTGCCATCTACTTTCCCCGCCGTTATCCACAGCTCCCGCCGCCCCCGTCCGGGGCGAGCGTAAAGTCTTTTTGCCTATGCTATCTGCTTTTAGGCAGAAATAGGCTGTCTATAAATACTGTATAGCAGACTGTTCTGTAACTGTATGAGCAGGTTCATAAAAACCTGCGAATAACTGTTTACTGCTACATACAGTATTTAATCCGTTCAAACACCCTAAACGAACGTTTTTTTTGAAAGTATTTTTTATAGATAGGTAGCACAGGCGTCTTTAGGACGCACTGTTACCGTAGCAGGGGCAAAGGTGCTGGTCAGAGGCGTATAACCCAAAAAATTTGTGAGGAGAGAGACACATACAATTTCGTCGTTAATTAAATAACCGTACGGTCAAAGGTAGGTAATTCGTCCTTTTTGTCCGAATTGTTACAGGCTGAGCAAAGGCATGCAGTTACTGGCAGTTTGCAGTCAGTTAGCAGAGGTTATTGACTGCTTTCAGGTACTTCTCAGGTAGTTATCAGGTTATAACTGCGGGTTTATGACGTACGACAGTCTCCACGCCTTACGCCGTGTCCCCTGTCCCCTGCTACTGCTACGAGATAAAGCTCTGATCTGGTGCAGATACCTCGCTGATAGCTCGGTCCTGTCCCCAGCTGATCGGGTCCTGATCTCTTCCAGAGTGTGACGCACAACACACTAAAATTACTTGCTATCTGACTTGCAATAGCTTGCAGAGTGTGCCTATACTTGCCCTGTGCCTATAACGAGGCACTACAACTAAGGAGAGAGACATGCTAAACCAAGTACAGCAAGGACTATCTACAGGCTTCGAGCTTGTCAGTATCCCAGCAGAAGAACGCGACATTTACCGCGTCAGCGCTGAAACCTATGCAGAGACCGCACAAGAGGCGCAGGCTATCGCTGCAGCTCTTCGCGAGCTTACTGCTTCATGGAAGCGAGGCGCGTAACGTGAAGGAGCTAATGAAGCTAATCGGGCAAGAAGGCACGCTGAACGCGTACCCTTTCGACTTCAAGGTAATCGTGACTGACGTAAAGAGCGTCTACGGTACCGACCGCCTAGAGGTCACCCCTGTATCTGGTGGCGGTACCGCTTGGGTGAATGCTGACCGCGTGAAGGTGGGTGCATAATGGCTTACCGCTACGACATATGCGACAAGTGCCAAAAGAATTACAAGCGCACGATCGCCTTCGATGGCAACTTTTTAAGTGAGTGGAATGAATGTCAGACCTGCACAAGTACCCGCAATTGGCTAAAAGGACTGGAGATAGCATAATGGCACGGTACGAGGTGCAGGTTATGGTTCAGACTTGGGCATACGTGGAGATCGAGGCAGATAGCGAGCAGGAGGCGCTAAAAGAGGCTGAAGCTCTGCCTTACTCTGAATGGAAGCATGACACCGACTGGAGCAGCGCAGACTGTCCCGAGGTGCAGCTACTAGAAGCGGGGAGTTACGCATGATCTATTTACTTCTCGCTATCGCTTCGGCTATGATCGCAGGCGTGGCACTTATTACCCTAGAACACACACTAAATCAAGGAGAGAATGAACTATGAGCACACTAAAAGTCGCAGGCAGCACTTGGGAAGTCACGGGATATAAAGAAGAGGATGGCGTTACAGTGACGGCAGTCGGCAAGTGGCGCGGGGAGGCTTCGAGCTTCACCCTAACCATGCTGAACGCAGAGCCAGACAGTATCGCCTATCTTGCCAAGCTAGAAGGTACTTACAACATGCAGGAGATACAGGGCTTTGGGTTCGATGGCACGATGGCGAACTATCAGCGAAGCTCTTTTCTTGGCGCAATAACCGCCCGAGTTTGGAAAAACTTAGACACTGGCGAGGTTAAGGGCTGGAGCGTGTACTCGCGCCACTACTCGGACGGCTGGAGCGAGCCTAAGCGGAAGGCTATTTACGCAATGATCGAGCACGCTCTGAACGAGCTCGACCTGCTTAGCACTGAAGCTATGAATGAAACCGAGCGGGCACTTATTAAGCGCAAGGCTGAAGGTATCCAGTCCAGCGCCAACTATCTACGCTTAGACGCTGCTCGCAAGATCGAAGAAGCAGAGCAAAAAGAAGCCGAGGCGCAGCAACTACTTGCGTCGCTACTAGTAACCGCTTAGCAAGGCAGCTCCCGCAAGAGCCTGAGCGCTGGTGCAATTCCAGCGGGGAGCACGAGGCAGCTAACGGGCTGCTCATAATGAAGGAGAGAATAATGCAAGAATACGTAGTGAAGCGCTACAGTTTCGAGGAACTAGCCCCTGAAGCTCAGGAGAAGGCTATCAAGTGGGCACAAGATCGCCTACTAGAGGATGAGTACCTCTGGATGTCTGAGAACTTGCGCGAGTTTGCAGCGCGTGAGCTACGAGGCGGAGAGCTTGGAGATCACTCTCTCCCGCTGCAGCTTGATCTTTACTACTCGCTCAGCTGGTCGCAGGGTGACGGCGTGTGCTTCGCAGGACGCTTGGAGCGCGAGTACGCTCCCCTGCTGACTTGGCCTGAGAAGGCAGTATCTGCCTATCTGAAGCACGTCGGACACTACTACCATGAGAAGTCTTTCACCCTTGAACTAGTCGATGAAGAGGGCGAAGAGATCACCGAGGGAGCAGAGCTACTACTGGAGCAGCTTCGCGGAGTCTGCAGAGAAACCGAGCGCCACGGGTACAAGTGCCTTATGGCTGCAACGACTGAAGCGGAAGCCCGCGAGTACCTGATCAACAACTGCGCCGACGAGCTAACCGAGTTTGGCAGCTATGACCCGCTATACAACTGCGAGAAGGTGAACGCATAATGAGCCACTCACACGCCCCAGCAGGTGCAGCTGATACCTACGCAGCTGCGAAGATCGCCCAGTGCTCGTGCGGGGTTGATCTAGTTTCCTATCTTGCGCCCGAGGGCGCTCGCTACAACTGGGAGGAGTGGCGTCCCACTTCTCTCGGTGACCCCTGCCTGTCGTGCGGGGGTCACGACACTCCTAGCTGCTGCGAGGCGGAGCTATGAGCCGACACCGCCATACTTGGAGAGAGATAGACGCGGGGTGTTACTGGTGTCCCGTCTGCGACGCTGAGAAGTATCACGGCGAAATTGTGAAGTTTGACACCGAGGAGGCGAGTGCATGAAACTCACACGACGCGGGCGCAGGGTGGCAGTTATTGCCTACCTGCTCGCCCTTCTGGGGCTCTGGTACGGAGTGCACGAGTTAAACATTTATACCAAGATCACAACCTGTCACAATGAAGCGGAGGGGTGGGTATGTCAGACGGCTTGGAAGTAGTCGAGGGCACGATCTGCGGGGACTGCCTCTACCCAGTCGGGAAGGGGTGCAACTGCCTAGAAAAGTAATGTCCAATTTATACCATTTAGGGGGATTAGTCCGTTTAGTCCCCCTTTACGGCGTTTGAGCTTGGCTGGCAAGGCTGCCAAGCCGATTACGCCCCAATGAATGGCACGACATCAAAAGCCGGCTAGCATGGTTGCTAAGCCGACTTTCTGCTACTATTTAACCCCAACCTAAGGAGAGACTATGAATACCCAAGCAATCGCGCAGGTGCTAGACAAGATCAGCAACCGCATAACTTACGCCGTGAACGTGCAAGATTATGAACTGCTACGCTTTACTGTAGGCGAGCTGGAGGACGTAATGCATAACATAAAGATAGACTTAGAAGAGATTAAACGCGAAGTAATAACCGAGGACCAGATCACCGCACACTTACATTTCATGGGAAAGGCAGACGAGTAACGACATTAAGCCTCTACTAGAAAGACTGGGCAGCCGACATGGTTGCCCTTTCTTTTTTCTCGAAAGGAATACCAATGAGTAATAAGCAAAGACTAATGGCAGTAACAACCAGCCTAATGATGACGTTCCTATCTTTGTTCGGATACCCAACGACAACACATGCAGCTGAACTAGCAGTCAAGATGAAATGCTCACCGGAACTGCCTAATGATCTATGGACACAAGCGATGGCAAAGTCCTATGCAAAGTTTGTTATGTCTAATTATGGATGGAATACCAAGAGCGAGTTTAAGGCGCTGAATAAACTCTGGACCAGCGAATCACACTGGAATCCATTGGCCTATAACACAACCCCGGCAAGCGATGGCTCACACGCTGGCGGTATCCCGCAAGTATTAGGCATGTCGACACGAGTACCGGCACCCTTGCAAATTGACGAGGGGTTGCGCTACATTAAGGAACGCTACGGGAAACCTTCCGCAGCTTGGGCGCACGAGCGCCGACACTACTGGTACTAGGGAGAGATAATGGAGAGAGATCTAGAGGTTCAGTGTCCCGAGTGTGAGTTTGCTTGGGAATCAGCCTTTGAGTTAGATGATAACGGTTACACCGAGAGCATAGAGGTGTGTTCTAAGTGCAACCACGAGTTCAGCTTCAGTTATGATGATGACAACATCTGGGATAGAGCAGATGCAGCCTACGACGCTTTGATGGAGGACTAATGTCATTACTACGTGATGTAGTAGTCAGTGAAACTTACCAATGCGATAGTTGCGATAAGACTTCACAATCAACGTGTGACTGGTGGACTTTGATTTCACCAGAACATGCCAATGTAAGCGACTTCTGCTCAGCAGCTTGCCTATCTCAGTGGGTGAACCAATGAGCGACACAGTACGCAGAACAGTAAGTATCGAAACTAAATGCTATACTTGCGAGTCACCTATCTGGGTCCCGGAATGGGATTACTCAGAGGTGCGTAACTATTGCTATCCTTGTGCGTGTGCAAGGCTAGCGATGTAATACACGGCCGTTACTGTGTGTTACAGTAAGACATGCGGTACAGGTTTTGGCTCTCTCCTATCCTGTACCGCTTTTTACTCTAAAGAGAGAGACTAAAGGAGAGTGCAGTGATAGAAATTGATGGCAGTGAATTGCCAGAACACGTTAGTTACAGCGCCATGACTACATGGCTCAGCTGTGGTTGGAAGTATTACCTTAAGTATGCAAAGAAGATGGCTGAACAGCCTGCTTGGTGGTTCTATGGTGGTAGCGCAGTACACCAAGCTACCGAAAACTACGACCAACTAAACCCATGACCCACGATGAATTGTTGGCAGAAATAGACAGACTTGAAGATTTAGTTGCAGAAGTTTCTGCACGAACTAATGCATACCCCGCCCTTCGCGCAGTAGTGGAATTGCATAAGCCTACATACTGGCAAAACCCAACCGTTCCTGAATGGAACGGTGCAAATTGCACGCATTGTTTAGAAGAT